CCGGAGGTCTGGGGCGCTCAACTGCTTGGCGACAACATCTCGATTGAGAGCCAAAACGCCGTGGCAATTGGCTCAGGCGTGGTGTATTGGATGGGCGTAGACAAGTTCTACAAATATGATGGCCGCGTCAACACCCTCAAGTGCGATTTGCGGCGGCACGTCTTTGGGGACATCAACCAAGATCAAGGCTCTCAGATTTTTGCCGGGACCAGTGAAGGCTTCAACGAGGTCTGGTGGTTTTATTGCTCGGCGGGTTCTACAACGATCAACCGGTATGTTGTCTACAACTACTTAGAAGAAATCTGGTACTACGGCACGATGGAGCGCACGGCTTGGCTTGACTCCGGCCTGCTCGACTTCCCGATTGCGGCGACCTATCACAAGAACATCGTACTGCATGAGAACGGTGTAGACGACAACGTGACTGGCACGCCCTTGGCGATCAATGCCTACATCGAGTCCGCTGAATTCGACATCGAAGACGGACAGAACTTTGGTTTCATCTGGCGCATGCTGCCTGACGTGACCTTCACCGGCTCGACCATATCCAACCCGTCGCTCAACATGACGTTGATACCGATGAAGGGGTCAGGCTCTGGGTTCAACACCCCGCAGTCCTTGGGCGGGTCAAGCAGTGCAGCGGTCACGCGCACGGCCACTGTGCCAATTGAGCAGTTCACCAACATCGTCTACATCCGAGTGCGTGGGCGTCAGTTGATCATGAAAGCCGAGTCCACTGGTCTTGGCGTGACGTGGCAGTTGGGCTCGCCCCGAATTGATGTGCGTCCTGACGGCAGGCGCTGACCATGAGTTTCATCATTGAAGATGCAACCGTCCCTGCGCCGCCAAACTTGCCGCTGGCTCCGGGGGACTACGACTCTCGGTATCAGGAACAGTTCAACAACGTCCTGCGCCTGTACTTCAACCGGCTTAACGCACTGCTGAGTCGAATCGTGACAACTGCATCCCCCATCCCAATCTCCATCGGCGGCACCAACACGGATGCCTTTGGGCGGCTGCGGGTCAGTCAGCCCTACACGCTCTTTGACAGCCAAAACCGTTACGCCGCAGACAATCAGTTTGATGTTTCCACGACCGGCACGGGCACGACGACGTTCCTGCCCAACGAAGCGGCAGTCAAGATGGAAGTCACCGGGGCCGGTGTTGGCTCTGTGCTGCGGCAATCCTACCGCTCGTTCCCGTATCAGCCAGGGAAGGGTTTGTTGGTGCTTGCCACCTTCGTGATGGACAGCAGCATGAGCCTGAACCTCACGCAACGCGTGGGGTACTACAACGACCAGAACGGTGTGTTCTTCCAGCGCGTGGATGGCATCTATTCTTTTGTCCTGCGCTCCTACGTCACAGGCTCTGTTTCCAATGTCCGGACGGTCAATCAGGCAGACTGGAACGGCGACAAGTTGGACGGCACGGGGGACTCTGGCTACACGCTTGATCCGTCCAAGGCTCAGATTTTGTGGATGGATTTTGAGTGGCTTGGCGTTGGATCAGTCCGGTGCGGCTTCATCATCAATGGCCAGTACATCGTCTGCCACACGTTTAACAACGCCAACGAAATCACCAACGTCTACATGACCACGGCTATCCTGCCGGTGCGATATGAGATTGTGACCACGACGGCTGCGGTGGCGGCGTCTATGAAGGCTATCTGCTGCTCGGTCATCTCCGAGGGCGGGTTTGAGCAGACCTCCATCGACCATGTGGCGCGACGCACCACAGTCTTGGGCACCATTGGTACGACCTTCCTGCCTGTCGTTTCCATCCGGCTTGCCTCTGGACGCACGGGTGCTGTTGTGCTGCCAAACCGGGTTCAGGTTTTGCCCACGACCAGTCAGAACTACGAGGTGGCGTTGATCAAGAACCCCACCCTGACTGCCGCATCATGGACGGCGGTGCCGACTGATTCCAACGTGGAGTTTGATGTAGCAGCCACGGCCACCACGGGAGGCTCCATAGTGCAAACGGACTATGTGACGGCAACAGGTTCAGGCGGGACGCAAGGTCTTAGCGCGGCCACAGGCTACAACTTTGACCTCCAACTTGGCGCGACAATTGCCGGGGTCAGTGACATCTACACCGTTGCTGTCAGAACTGTATCTGGGGCCACCACGGGCGATGTGGTTGGATCGCTGTCCTTCTACGACCTGACCCAATAAGATCATGGCACGACTGTTTACAGAGCAGGAGTTTGAGGACTCGTTCGATCAGAACGATCTGCTGAACATCATCGGCGGCGTCCCCGCGCCGACTCCTGCGCCTGCCCCGTTTAATTTCAAGAACTACATCTACCAAGGCGGGGCAGACGACACTGTTGCCACTCAGCGAGGGCTTGATTACATCCGTGAGCAAGGGCTCACCCCGCAGCAAGGTGTTGATCTATTCAACACCAATCTGGGCACCAACTTCACGCTGGACGATTACTACCGTGCCACGGGTACGCAGCCTCCTGTCGCTGCTCCTGCGTCAATTATTCCACCTGTCATAGCGCCAAGCCCGGCACCTACGCCTGAACCGGCTCCGGTTCCTACCCCCATTCCGGCTCCTGCCGCATCAGATACACCAATTTTAACGAGTGCAGACGGTCAGACACTAACGGTGGCTGATCTTGGCGTTGCACCTGCTCCTGCCCCGGCTCCCGAACCCGCATCCGCTCCGGCTCCAATACCGGCGCCTGCTCCAACATCTTTTGTGGAGACTCCTTATGTTGCGCCCGTTGCGCCGACCCCGGCTCCTGAGCCTGTTGTTACTCCTCCTGCCACGGTCTACGAACAACTTGAACAAGCGGGTCTGGCAGAAGAGCCGGTAGAGCCGTTTGTTCCTGCGCCTGCTCCTGCTATCGTGGCGGCACCCGCTCCTGCGCCTGTGGCGGGGCCTGCTGATACTTGGGGCAAAGAATATGAGTCGCAACCGTTAGGCGACGGCACTTATTCAATAAGTTCAATTCCAAACATTACTTTGCCTCCTGGGTTTAATTGGCAAGAATACGTCGATAAGAACCCGGACTTGAAGCAAGCGGGCATTGATACTCAAGCAGAGGCAGAGCGGCATTACCGTCTTTATGGTGTAAACGAAGGTCGTCAGGGAGTACCGGTTACGTCCCTGCAAGACGCCATCAACTTTGCCAAAACCAACATCACAAATCAGAATGCATTTGTTGATGCAGGTGAAGCGGGCCCACAGGGCGTTGCTCGGCAGATCGGCCAATACACCATTTCGCCCACTGGATACGGAACTGTTCAGGGTTACGACATTGCCGGGATAAGCGGGAAAACAGGTTCTGCCCTCCCATTTGCACCGGCAGGTACACCCTACGAGCAGATCGTAAGGACGGACGCAAACGGCAACATCGTCGGTTATCAGATGAATCTGAAGACCGGTGGTGACAGTGGTTACTACGTTGATCTGGATGCGAAGGGCAATATCACCCGGATTGACAACTACGATGAGTCTGAGAGTTGGCGCAAACCTGCCGCCATGTTTGCCACATTCCTTGGGGCAACTGTTGGCGTTCCGCAGATAGGAGCGTGGCTTTCTGGTGGAGCACTTGCCGCCAATACCGCCGGAGCCGCAGCCCTTGGTGGTGCAGCACTTGGAGCAGCAAACGCGGCTATTGCCGGGGCAGAGGGCTCAGACATCCTAAGAGCCGCAGCAGTTGGCGCAGCGGGGGCCGGAGCGGGGCAACTTGCAGGGCAGTATGCAAGTCAAGCAGTCAACTCGCTTGGTCTTGCGGGGACCACGGCAGGTTCAGCCATCACTGGTGCAGCGGCAGGCGCAGCATCAGCACTGCCAGGAGCACTTCAGACTGGAGATTTCTCCAACCTATTTAAACAAGCCGCACTTGGTGGCGCAACTTCAGCAGCAGGAACGGCGCTGTCTTCCGCCCTTTCTGATTCGGGTTTTACTGCGAAACAAATCCAGGGAGCACTTACAGTTGCTGTTCAAGCGGCGTCTGGCAGTCTTGATCCCCGCACGCTTGTTACTGCGCTTGGGGACTTGAGCGGGCATCCTGATGCAGACATTGCATCTAGGGCCGCTCGGCTTGGCCTTGCTTTGAGTAAGGCAGACCTTTCAAAGCCCGCGACGCTAAGTGCTGTACTTGGCGAACTTACTGGACTTGGAAAGGCAATTGACGACAGGGGAATCAAACGACTGCCCGGCACTACCCAGGGTCCAACGACATCGGTTACTGGCGGGGATTTGCAGACCACAGGGTTGAGCAGTGTCGATGATTTGCTGTCGATTGTCGGCGGCACCTCTGGAACTTTGCCGACTGCGGGCGCGGGTACTGCTGGGACAACCGGCGCAGCAGGTACGGCGGGCACAACGGGAACGACAGGTACAGGCACTACAGGCCAGTTCTCTATCGGCAATCAACTTGGCACCGGCGCATACATCACCCATGAGAATCAGGCCAGGGCAGCAAACTTGGTGAGTGATCTTGTAGATGTAAACAAACTTGATCGCGGCACCCTGTCGCGGATGGCAAGTTACATCTTCTTGAATGATGAGCAAGGTCTGCGTGATGCTGTCAGCCAGTGGATGAGCGGAAATACTGGCGGTGTTCTGCCGACCAGTACGAAACTGACTGCCGACCGTGTCGCTGATGCAAGTTACTTCACGGACGACCCGAACGCAGACATCTTTGCCACAAACAAGCCGCCCGGAACCCCGGGTGTCAACTATGAAGTGGGCTTCTCAGATGCCGGTGTGCCCGGCGCTTTGGGGCAACGTGTTGGTGTCACTGGCAAGTTCTTGCCAACTGGCGCAGCAGATACGGCAAATGCAGCAATTGATGCGCTTGGCGGAGGTACGGCTGCAACTGCATTTGTTGGGGGCATGGCTGAACTGGCCCAAGACATTAAGGGCGTCCACAACTGGCTAACCAATGCAGACCCCAACAGCAAAACCAACAGAATGCTGCGGGAGGCGGTTAGTGCTTCGGGAGACAGAGTCCCCGAAGATATTCAAAACCAGATAACAAACTGGTCACAAGGCGTCCGTGACGCAAAAGGTTTTATAGATACTACAAAAGCCATATTTGGTGGTGCTGTAGATAACCCAAAGGGCGTTGGATTCTTAATACTAAAAGAGGGATTCCAAGAAGGTCCTCCTCTTGCCCTTGGTTTGGCCGCTAAGGGCGGCGCACTGGCGCTTAAATTTGGTAAAGAAATAGCCACAAAACTTGGCATAAGCGTCGATGCCGGTATAGATATTGCTGAAAATGCTGGGGCTAGTTGGTCACAGGGATATTCAGAGCGCAGAGCAAACCTTGATTCGTTGGTAAAGTCGGGCAAAATGACCGAGGACCAAGCCGATCAGGAGGCTCGTCGGGCAGGTTCAAATGCACTTCTTAATGCTGCACTAACAACCTTTGGTGTGAGCAAGGCTGCGGGCGGCGATCCGGCAACGCAAACAATTATTCGTAAATCATTTACTGATGATGCGGGAAATGCCACCGTATCAACTGCCACAGCCCTAAGCAATCTTGCAAAAACTGTCGGCAAAGAATTTGCGACCGAGACAACAGAGGGGTCGCTGACAAACATTGGCGTAACAGGTGCCGTCAAGGGTATTGGAAATGTTACGCTTGCAGACATTGGCCAAGATATTGCCGAGGGAGCCCAAGAGGGTGTAATTGGCGGCGGCGTTGCGGGCGGGTTGAATTTGCCCGGGACGGCAGGTGATATAGGCCGTTCTGTCACCGGCGGAGGCACGACTCCGACTGCGCCCACAGCCCCAACAACTCCGGTCATCACAGGCCAGGGCGGACAGGTCTTGACTCTTGGTGATGTCCTTGGCACTCCTACTCCAACGACAACAGTCACGGGGTCTGCATTCGACCTTGAAGGGTTGGACAGCCAAACCATCATCAGCAACTATGTAAACGAAGTTCTTGGTAGCGGCTCTGGATCGGTCACGATTAATCCCGGCACCGTAGTGCTGTCTGGAACTGATGCAGACGGAAATGATGTATCGCTGACGGCGGCTGACCTGGGTCTTGGACAGACCGTTACGGCAACCAAGCCCACGACCCCTACAGCACCGACCGCCCCAACAACACCGACTGCGCCTACCGTCCCGACGGCTCCTACTGCACCCACGGCACCGACGACGCCTACCGCGCCCACGACTCCAACTCCGACGACTCCCACGCCTACAACACCGACGGCGCCGACCACTCCCACGGCACCGACAGCGCCAACTACACCGACTCCCACAACTTTGACTCCGACGACAGTTGTTGCGGTGGATGCGGATGGGAATGCATTGACTGCCGGGGATGTTGGGGCAACGCCCACACCTACACCAACTGCTCCTACGGCTCCAACAGCACCTACGGCGCCGACAACTCCGACGGCACCTACGACACCCACTGCGCCGACGGCTCCCACCGCACCTACAACGCCCACACCGACGGCGCCAACGACGCCGACCGCTCCTACAGCACCAACCACCCCTACG